GCGCCGCGCGGTCTGTCCGCCGCCGGTTCGGTGGTTTGGAGCAGCATCAATCTGCAGGACGAGACAGAGCTTGCACAGGCACGGCTCTGGAACGCCCAGGCCGAGGAAATCGAACAACGACTGGCAGCCAACGCTGCTGCAACTGGAAAGGAGTCATTCTCATGATGTATCAGAATCTGAAACTGGAAAAGGGCATGTATCACATTACCGGCAAGAACTTCTCCGAGGTGCTGGAGTCCGCCGACCCCTCTGCATCGTACGCGGAGACACCGCTGGCCGGACTGGACGCTTTCGAGCGCCAGCTCAAACGGTTCGACATCCACGTCAGCGGCCCGTGCTGCGACCGTGTGGAAAAGTTCTTCTCCACCACGGACAGCGCCGTGCTGTTTCCGGAGTTCATCCGCCGTGCCATCACCGCCGGCATGGAGCAGTCCATTCTGTCCGACATTGTGGCGGTACACACCAAGAGCGAATCCGGCGACTATCTGGCAGCGGCTATGACGGACACCGCAGCGTACACCGTAAAGGGTGCGCAGAACACCGCACTGCCCGGCTCCGTCTATCAGGAGGAGACCACGGCAATCAAGCTGACCAAGTACGGCCGTATGATCCGTGCTACCTATGAGGCGATCCGCAGCCAGCGTCTGGACGCTTTCACTGTGACCCTGCGCTCGGTGGGCGTGCGTCTGGCGAACTCCATTCTGCTTCAGGCGGTAGACAAACTGGAGAGCGATGCCGGCTCTATCGTGGCAAAGGCCGGCTCGGCGCTGACATACGCTGACCTCACCAAGCTGTACGGCGCATTCACCGACTTTGACATGACCATGCTGCTGGCTTCGCCGGCGGTGGCTGCGTCCATCATGGTCATGGATCAGATGAAGGACATGGCTGCCGGTCAGCCCAGCACCATCCTGCTGCCCTTCGGTGCGCAGCTGCGCAAGTGCGCCGGCATGTCTGCCGACTATGTCATCGGGCTGAACCACCAGTTTGCGCTGGAAATGGTCACCTGCGGTGATCTGCTGCTGGAGACCGACCGTCTGATCGATACGCAGGCAAACTGCATCGCCGTATCGCTGCGTGCCGGCTTCCGTGTGCTGACCAAGACCGCCGTTCACGAGCTGTCCCTGTAAGTAACATTCAGTCATAAAAAGGAGGTGCAGCGCATGCATCGCAATCCATGCGGGTTCTGCCGAAGCCCGACCCGGCAATTTCCATTGCACATCCGCACAACAGAGAGGAGAGGTATCATGAACACAAAAGAAAACACAACGCAGCTGCTGGCACAGCTCAACCAGTTCACCCGCCGTGTCCATCAGGAGGACGAGGTCTTTCTGTTTGACGTGCACCTTTGCGACAACGAGATCGACCGGGACGGCGAGCGCTTTTCTCTGGAGGCGCTGGAGGAACTGAAAACACTCTTTGTGGGGCGAACCGGTATTTTCGACCACAATCCCAAAGGTGAGAACCAGACCGCCCGCATCTTTGCCACGGAACTGGTGCAGGAGCCGGAACGGCGCACGGCTGCCGGAGAACCGTACACCTATCTGAAGGGCAACGCCTACATGGTGCGCACCGACGCCAATCGGGATCTCATTCGGGAGATCGACGGCGGCATCAAGAAAGAGGTCAGCATCTCCTGCACGGCTGCCTCCTGCACCTGCTCCGTCTGCGGTGCGGACTGCCGGAAAAGTCCCTGTGTCCATCAGGCGGGGCTGACCTACGGCGGTATACTGTGCCACCACGTGCTGTCCAACATCACGGACGCATACGAGTGGAGCTTTGTGGCAGTTCCGGCACAGCGGGAGGCCGGCGTGACCAAACAGTTCGGCACGGACGGGACAAAGGGCAGATGTCAGGCGCTGGAAAAGCAGCTGCGTGCCAAGGATGCCCTGCTGGCACAGGCGGAATCCATGGTGCGGGAGGACATTGTACGGCTGCGCTTCCTCACGGAGGGCGCAGCGGAACAGGATGCCGTTTCGGCAGCTGCGGCACACATGACACTGCCGGAGCTGCTGGAATTTCGGGAGACGCTGCGCACCAAGCAGGCAAAACAGTGCCGTGGGCAGCTGCCGGACGGACAGCGTTTCGCCGCAGAAAATGCCGCATTTCAGGTAAAGGCAGGAGGGGTGTCCGGTGAATGAGTCGCAGATCGCCCTGTTATTCGGGCTGTTCGCCGGTTCGGACGTAGACACCGGCAAGTATCAGTCCCTGCTGGAACTGGCGGTGACAGAGGTACGGCAGGCGCTTCGGGAAGATGCCGACGAGAGCGATGCCCGTCTGAATTATCTGGCAGCAGCGGTGGCGCTGGTGCACTACACAGAGCTGACCGCTCCACGGGACCGCACAGCGTGCACCTTTGCCGGCACCATTGCCCAGAACACCGATGCTGCCCAAAAGCTGGCGTTCGCCCAGACCTTTGCCGCAGGCTGCCGTACCATGTGCCGTGACCTGCTGCTGGACGACACTTTTCAATTTTTCACCGTATGAGGAGGGAACACCATGGAAGAGATTCTCACGCAGCTTCGGGCTGCACTGATGGCACACACCGCCCTGCCGGTCTATTTTTCCTACGACCCCAGCCCTTTTGACCAGCGGAAAACGCAGTTTCTGGCGCTGGGGGTGGAGTCTATGGAGATGCAGCCGTCCTTTTTGACGGACACGCACCTCTGCCGGGGTTTCTCCATGCGGTTTCGGGTGAGCCTTTGCATGCCGGCGGAGACAGACATGGCTGCCGTCTGCACCGCATTCCACAGCGAGGTGCTGGAGGGCATGCTCACCGCCGGTGCGGAAATGCAGGAGATCCGGAGCGGGACTCCGGCGGAGATCCGCCAGCTTCGGCGCATGGTGCTCCACGGCACGTTCTCCCTGTCCGGCGTTCTCAAGACCACACGAGAGGAGATATCTGCCCAATGAGTACCACGTATACCACGGTAAAACAGCGTGCCTTTCCCGTTCGGCTGGACACGCTGACGCTCTATGCCAGCAGCTGGAGGCTCCACGGCGAGCGGGTGCTCTCGGAACAGAACGGACTCATCAATGTTTCCTATGTCACAAGCTCCGCCAACCGCAGCAAGCGCATTACGCTGGAGGGGCACTTCTGTTTCACAGACAATCCGGCATCCATCATTCAGACGCTGGACCGTTCCATCCGGGACAACACACGATATATCTTTGAGCTGCGGGGCATGCGGTTTGCGGCAGCGTGTCTCCTGGAGTACACCGTTTCGGAGACAGCGGAAACCGGCATCCTGCCCTGTCAGCTGGTGCTGTACACCGCCAACGGCATTTACGTGCCGGATACGGCAGCGGCAGCTTCGGAGGTGACGGCGGAATGAGTGATTTTGCCCTGAAGCTGGACACCCCCAATGTCATCCACGTATATCAGAACCGCATCGCCTCCTTTTCTCTGAAACAGGAGATCTACACCCCCTACACCCAGCTCTCTGTCGTGGGATATGCCTCCATCTCGCTGGACACGCTGAAAGACGTGTTCCGTGTCCGGATGGAGCTGAACGGGCAGGAGGTGCACTGCGGTACAGTGGAACAGCTGCGCATGACCCGTGAAAACGGCGCTGTCCGCTTCCACGTGGTTTCCAGGGGTATGACTGCCATGCTGCTGCAAAACCAGCTGGCGCCCAAGCTGTACACCGGCATGTCCCTCGACCGGCTGATGACGGAGTTCCACACACTGCCCAGCCAGATCACGTGGGAGCGCAGCACCGACACCAGCAACTACCTCTTTGTCAAAGAGGGGTGCAGCATGTGGGACGGCATCGCCAACCTCACCTACAAGCTGCACCAGCGGTATCCCTTTATTCGGGGCGCCAACGAGGTGCGCATGAATCTGCCCACGCAGTATACCTCCTTCCACTTTTCAGAGAGCACGGTGGTGGGCGTGGGCATCGGGCTGGATCACTCCCGCATGATTCGGGACTTCTACATGGCAGACACCGACGGCAGCTACGACAATTTCCACGAGACCGATTCCAAGGCGCAGAGTCTGGGCATTGTCCGCTCCCGCTATCTCCCCCTCGACCGGCAGTATCTCTACGACCCCCAGCAAGCGCTGACGTTTCGGCCGACGTTTGCCGCAC